CCCTGTTCCGGCGGCATTTGTCCGCCCGGAGTGGGCCCGGAGGGTCGCTCGGGCTGTCCAGGTTGTCCTGGCGCGCCCGCCGTCATCAGCGGGCCGCGCATGGCCATGAGTTCCTGCGTCACCTGTTGCCGCAGGTATTCCAAGCGTATCGGTTCAGCGAGGACCAGTTTCTCATGGGCCTCGATGTGATCGTAGAGGGCTCCCTGCTGTTGCTGTGGGAGCTGGCGGAAGCGTTCCGTATTGGCGAAACGCGAATGCACCTCGATGTGCTTGGGGTGAATTTCCTTCATGCCCGGGGGCTGGAGGGGCTTGCCTTCGACAAAGGCGTCGTTTTCCTGCGCGGCCATCGCGGCCTGCTGGCGTTCGTCGCTCATCACCGCGGGCACGTCGTAGGCGTACCCCAGCATGTTCATAATCAGCGACCGGCCGCGTTCAGACTTCGAATCCAGCGCGCCAAGCTGGGTGAGAACCATCATGTCTTCGCGCACGGTCTGCACGGACTTGCCCGGCACGACCATGACTTCGAGGTCGATCTCATCCAGGAGTGCGCGGACCCGGGCCTTCTCCCATTCGCCGGGCGCGTAAAAGGCCGCCTGTGGACTCTTGCCGCCCAGGATGGCGTCGCGGTCGTAGGTGAAGTAGCTGCGTTCCCCGCCCTCCCCCATGAGGTAGGCGACGCGCTTGCGGTCCGTGTACTGGGCTTCGGTGCAGATGATCAGCTTCCAGAAGCGCATCAGTCCATCCTGCATCGCTTCCGCGAAGGGGGCGAAGCGAGCCTCGTCGGCCAGTTGCAGGGCCCGGACCTTGACGCCCGAGTCCCCGGACTTCGAGACCCCCTGGCTGGGCTTGTGATCGCTGAATATCTCCTCGATCGTGAAACGCAGTTGACTGACCAGATCGCTGAAGTAGGCCGGAACCTGCGGGGGGTCGATGTAGGTCGGGGTACGCCCGAACTTGTTTTTCAACAGCGTGCCTGGAACGATCAACTCGTTGTCCCAGTCCACGCCGGACCCGTTGTCGCAGAGCATGGGGTTCGCGGTCTTGTTGCGGATCTCGATGGCCTGCGAGAGTGAGCGGTTGAATTCTTGTTGAACGGGGATGGCTTGTTCGAGGTCGCAGGTGCTCCAGAAGTTCAGGCCGTCATGGGTATGCGCCAGGGGGGCGAAGGGGATCTCCAGGTGCCAGTAGGGGTTCTCCAGGCGGTTGATGCTCCGCGGCTCCAGGAGCACGTCCCCGCAGACCTTGATGAACAGCCCGCGAGGGTGCAGAGGCGTAGCCTTACCCCAGAGTTCATGCACGAGGCAGTAGCTTTCGGCCTCGGTTTCCCCGTCGGAGTCGCCCTGTTCGCTCCCGGTTTCGACTTGTCCGGTGCTGAACTGCCAGAGGGTGCGGCCCCATTCGTCGAGTCCGGGGTTGATCTCATCGACGCGAGGATGGTCGCGGTACTGCTCCCTGAGTTCGGCCAGAGAGATGACGTAGCTGTGGATGAGGGAGTCGAGTTCATCGAAGTCCCGGGCAAAGGGGTTGCAGGGGGTGATCTCGAAGGGGGGAACGATACGGATTACGACCTCGCCGGTCGGTTGTAAATCGTCCCATTGTGCGCCGCGACTGAGGAGTCGCTGGGCCCGGGGCCCGAGCATGGCCGCAGCGAGGTTCGGATCTTCGCCCATCAGTTCTAGGTCGCCCTGTTCCGTGCCTTCCATCGGGTTACGGAGGGGCCCGCGGTTGGCGACGTGTTCGACCTTGATGTAGGAGTCGCCCATGATCCCGGCCAGTGTCACCCAGCGTCTCACCTTGTGCGGGATGTTCGCGGCCCGACTCCTCCAGGCGATGATGCGGTTGACCACATCGGCGCGGTCCTTGTCGTTCTCGTCGTCGGTCACGGGGTAGACGCTGATGCGGGGGGCGTTGCGGGTCATCCGCGCCACCCAGGCGATCAGGTGCTTCTGCACCACGTTGGCAGCCAGCCGTACCCGGTCGATGGCGGCGTCCAGGTCGGCGGCGTTGCCGATTTCGCCGAGCACTTCGGCCCAGGCGTCACTGTCGTCCGCGTCGTAGTGGTCGCCCTTGAAGAAGTCGAGGTTCTGTTTCCAGCGGGTCAGGTGCCTGTCCATGCGCTGCCGGCCGTCAGTCCACAGGCGTTTGACGGTCTCGACGCACTCGGCCTTGTTGCCGAATCCGTCTTTCGAGCGGGGCATGTCGCTGCCTTCAGTCATTCAGCATGGCCTCATCTATTCCGCCCCGGCTGTCGATTCCGCGTTTCCGGGCGGAGACCCGTTCGGCAAGCACGCGGCGGTTGTGGCGATGATCGAGGATAATTGGCGGGCCGGGCGGCGGCTGCTCTGCGGGTTCGTCGTCGGCTCTCTCACTCTCCCTCTCACAGGGACACGACACGACGGACGGAGGAAAACTCGGTTGAAGAGGATTACGACAACCCAAGTTCGACGACGGCCGGAGCATCCGAGCCGCCCCCCAGGCCCCTGTAGCGCCTCCCAGAAAAGCTCCCACGATGGTCAGGATCACCTCCACGCGCTCAATATCCTCCGCACTTGACCGTCAGGCTGTCCACGACCGCGGTATTCGCTGACGCCAGGAACTTCACGGCATAGAAGCCGCGCACGTCGATCTTGAAGCTCGCCGAGGTTGCAGCCGTGAGTTCCTGCGGGCCGGTAGTTGTGCAGAACTTCAGGGCGTCGATGGCCGTCGAATCGAAGTCGGTATCCGTCAGCCAGTCGAACCAACTCCCGCCGGGCACGACCTGATACTGTATGGTGAACTTGTCGGTCGCATTGCTGCCCGTAGAGTCGGCATTGACGACCTCGCAGACCAGCATTTCCACCCCGCTGACCGGGATGCCGGCCCGGAATCCGTTGCTGGTCAGGTCGGTTACGGTATCGCTGACCGCGACGTTGGTTTCGGTGGCGTAAATCGAGAAGCGCGGGGGGGCGGGCTGTGCCGCTACTGGCAGCAGCACTCCGTAGGTCATCACCGTCGCCAACAGGATGCCGGTAAGAACCCAGAGGATTTCCTTCTTCACAGTCCGACTCCTTCATGCGTGAGGCTCAGGCCGGCCAACCCGACCTTGGCCATCCCGCCCATGTTGCTGAAATGTAACATCGCCCACCTGGCCCCCAGCAGCGGCAGGTAGAGGGCCTGCATGTTGACCCCAGTGTAGATGCTGGCTCCGACCGCATTGATCCCCCCGCTGACTCCCGAGTTCCAGGAATCGACCTCGTACCAGGTGGTAGCCTTGACCCAGCCGGGGAAGGGTTCCTGAGACGTGCCCCCGCCGACGTTCTTCGCGCCCAAGGTCAACTGCCCCTTCCAGGCCAGCAGACCGGGTCCGAAGATCTGCTGCGCATTGAGCACCGGGCTCCACAGGCTGACGGTCAGGGTGCAGGTCTCGGCCGCGGCGTCGGTCCCGAAGGCCCGCAAGAGAAGGGCCGAGGCCGGGAAGGTCTCGACCATGACTCCCGGGGACAGCGGCACCTGGCCCTGGCCGGCGGCGTCGGTGTCCGCTCCGATCGTCGGGTCGGCCGTGAGCACGATGATGCTGCTGCTCGTGACTGAGGCGATGGTGTACTGACCCGGGGCCCAATTGTTCCCGGCCTGCCCGGTGATGTTGATCTTCTTGCCGGCCATCCAGCCCGAGAACAGTCCCAGCGTCGAATCGTCGGTGACCGTCTTGGTAGCGGAGACCGCAGAGAGGTTCACCCAGGTCGGGGCCCGGGCGTCGGAGGGGTCGAAACGGGTCGGGATGTTGGCATCATCCGCGGTGACGGGGGCCCGCAGTTCTCGCCACAGCCCCCAGCTCAAGTCCCATTTTCCGTAGCGGTCGAGCGCCATGGTCTGACCCTCAGATGCGTCGGCGGCGTCGGCGCAGATACGCGCGTTGGACCCGCCTGCGCTGGTTCTTCAGTATTCTCTGATGCAGATTCACGGAATTGTCAATCCCTATCTTCGCAAAAACCTCTACCGCGGTCTTCGCCTGCTTGTCAATCTGCGCCGGAGTCAGGTCAGACAGCGACTTGTTCGGCAGGGCCCCGACGATCAGCTTGTTGACCATGCCGATCCCTTCGCGGACCTCCTCGTTTCTCGGGCAGGGGAGCGCTCCCGGAGTACTGTGCGGCTCGCCGTCGATGTCGAACCGAGCGAGCTCGTTCTCCAGCATCGGGTGTGAGCGATCGTAGCACGTCCCGCGGTACTCCTCGGCCCATTCCAGCGGCTTCCAGTAGTTCGTCGAGGCGTTCATCAACTGCCAACCCGAGCGTTCCCGCACCCCGGCGCAGAGGGTCTGACTCGTGTGCCCCTTGCTCGCCGCTTCCGCGACGTACCAGCAGCGATAGACATGCACCCAGCCCTCCAGGTCGAAGGTCGCCACGGCCATGCGCAAGGCATCCGGGCAGTGATCGTTGACCTTGAGCGGCTGCCCATCCTCCTTCCAACTGTACTCCAGCATCTCCCGCACGAAGTTCGGGTCGAGGTCCGGGTCGTAGCTGAAGCAGGGCTTCGGCGACGGCACGTGCAATATCCACAGGCACACGAACGCCGAATGGCTCTCCCCCCAGTCTATGGCCCGATAACGAACGCTCCGGGGCGGCAAGTTGCGCACGTCCATCAGCAACGCATGGCCCCCCTGAACCCGATCATACGGCCGGAAGAACGGGAAGACCCGCCCCCCGGCGTGCTGAAACGCCTCGTCCGGGGTCCGGGGATACTCCCGGGGCATGTACAACGGGTCGTGCAGATTCTCCCCGGCCTGCCGTTCGTACCACGCATCGTTCCGGTCCGGATGAGCATCGAACGGGAAGAACACCCCCACAAACCGCCCTGGCCCCCGGTACACCCGCGTCACCGCGCATTCGGTGTGCTCCTCCGTGTAGCCCTTCGACGAAGCCTGCTTCCAGAGCGCGTAGAACGCCCCCACCGGGCCGGCCGACGTGCTCACCACCACGCACTGCCCCCCCGTGCTCTCAATCGCCGGCATCGCCGCCTGCAAGCATTCCTGGAACCCGTCGATCCGGGAAGCCTCGTCGAACAGCGTCAGACTTCCGGTCAGAGAACGCGCAGTGCGCTCATTACCCGCCAGCGCTCTGATCTCCGACCCGTGCGGGTCCGCTCCCCCCCCAAACCTGAGGTACGTCTTGTTCTCCGCCGAGATGACGTGCTGAAACACCGGGGGCAGGTTCAGATAGATGAACTTGCACTTGTCACCCAGGAAGTCCTCCGCGTACTGCAGGTTCTGATTGATCGCCAGAGCCGTAAAGAACCGCGTGTAGAACGCCTTCCAGACGATGTAAGCCGCGACCAGCCAGGTGATCCCCAACTGCCGGCACTTCAGCACGATCAGACTCTCACCCGAGCACAGCAACCGCCCCAGATCCCGCTGCGCCGGGTACAAGTCGAACGGGATCGCCCGATTCGTCCTTTTGCATTTGATTTTCGTATGGCAAACGCAGAAGCGCAGGAACCCCTGATACCCCATCCCCGGACTGCAAGTCACGATCTCCTGCAAATCCAGGTTCGCCTGTGGCTTTGTTTTTTTCGGCCTTCCACCACTCATCTAAGTAGTTTTAGCAGTCCAACTCCACCCTCTGCGCAAACCGGCTTCCCTCTGCGGTGCCTTGGTGGGGCCTATTCCGCAGATTACATGCACTCAGAGAGTACATAAGGAAGACGGTGGAGTTCAGCAAAAGGAATGCAGCTCAGGCATTGCTAACTCGAAACGAGTCACCGCAGTCGACCGGGACGTAGCCGTTTGTTCGCAGGATCAAATACCTGCCCGTTGCCCGGGTTTCACGACGCTGCCGAGGGCCGGTTCGGATGACCAGACTCACCTTCATCCTATCGCTCCCTCATCGTGTCTGCCTGCCCCCTTCCCGGGTGGGGTAACCCCGCACTGCAATTTACGTTGCAGGTCGACCGCATTCTTCTGCCGGGGACGAACGTCGGTAACAAGCCCCCTGAACCCTTTGTCGATAAGCCTCGGCCTATCGCCGGAGCCAGGAGCGCCTGCCGCCTGACTAGTAAGGCAACACCTTCCCTGACCCCGGCGAACGGCCGAGCGTCGGACCCTGCGAGTCGTGAGGGGTGAAATCCGGGCGGAAACCCCTGCCTACAGGGCCCGACGTTCGGTCGCTACTTTGACCCTACTACACTACCCCCCTTCGAGTCAAGCGCTTTCCTCTCCTCCCAACACGGACACCCCTCCCCATCCGTAGTCGTCTTGTACCGCTGTGCCGGAAACGCCCAACGCATAACCTCCGCATACCAGTCCGGTACAGGAACAGGACATACCCAGTCACACACCAACTCCCGATCAAAATCGAACCGCTGATGCTCTACGTCAGCCTTACGCTTCTCCCGACTCCACCTGCATGACCCGCACCCCTTCCGCATCACCTCAACCCTCACTCTGCTCACTCTCAACCTGCAATGCCCTGCTCATCGAACACAACATCACCCCCAAGAGATTCAACCCCTCACAATCCCTCAACCGCAGCCTGTCCAGCACGAACGCCGCAAACCCCAAGTCCGCATTCAACGCCAGATTCCCCAACTCCTCCATGTGCTCGTAGTAATCACTCCCAATGTCCAACGGCAACCTGTCACCAGGAGCCAACAAGCTCCGCCAACGCCTGCTCTCACCCAGCAGAGCCCCGTACACCTCCTCTACCCTCCCCCGCTCAGCCTTCAACTGCGCCAAATCCCGATCGTCTTGTGTGCCGTAATCTGCCATGACAACATCATCGGTAAACCACTGTAAAAAAATGAGTTAGAAAAATTCAGAGGGCAGAGAGAGGCAAGGATTGTTCAGCAGTTGGTGCCATCGCCCGGGGGTGCGGGCGCAAACGCGGGGGTCCGGGGGGTAGAATGCGCCGCCGCGGTTTTCGGGGGCAGGGCACGAAGCGCCTGCCGAGGCCCCCCGAAGACCTGCCCGAAAGCGGCCCGAAAGCCAATGCACGGCCATAAACCCTTATGTGGCATAGCCTTGTGTTCGCCCCACGAGTGCAACATAACATTTATTATCGGACGTTACTGGCGTACCTGCGGGGGGTGGGGCGTTTCTCCCCAGTGGGGCGTTTCTCCCCACCCCGAGCCGTCCCCAGCCCCAGCGGGGCGAGCCGCGCTACTCGGGCGCAATCCTTTACCTGCCTGCCTGTCTCTCCGCAGGCCTTGTGTGCGCTTTGCGGTGGGTTTGCGTCGGCCTTGGGCGCAGGTCTCTCTTTCGTTATGGGTGCATATGTATGCCTTTCTCTCTCCCTTCCTTATATGGTTTCCCTCAGAGGGTTTCGTCGATTGCGCCTTGAATGCTGTATTTGCGCCGGAAGTGGGTTTGCGTCTTGACGCATGTAGTAGACTGTAGATGTTGCGTTCGCTACTTACTCTTCTGAAAGGCTCGAACAATGAATGCCCAGCGGTATGCAGACTTGCTCACCTATCACAAGTCTCGAAATCCTGCGGCCGTGCGTGCAGCGCTTGACCGGCTGTTGGTAGGCAACGGTTTCACTTGTCTGGAGTGCGGAAAGCGCTTCAGAAGCGCGCAGAGCGCAATGCGTGCTAGCAATGAGGGTTGCCCGAAGTGCGGGTCGGTTGACGTGGACTTGGCATAAGGGGAGAGACAATGCGAATTGTTGGCGGTCAGGCCTGGGCTGAGCGCAAGACACCGGGCCCGGACCCTCGGCGTACTGGTTTACGATGAGGGCGAGCTTGCGACGGCCGGCGAGGACATTCCGGTTTGCGAGGAGTGTTCCCCGCAATGGTCCCCCGTATTCCTACCCGATGGGCCTTATTCGGCCCTGGAGGGCTAATTTATGATTCGCGGTGGACAGGGCCGGGGCGCGGAGGAGCTCAGCGCTCTAGCGGTCTGGACGACTATTGCGGCCGTGATCGGCGCGGCTGCGTTGCTAGTGCTTTTGTGACGGAGGCTCAGGCAATGGGAAACGAATGTTCTATGTGTGGCGGCCCTGGGGGCATCATGGGGACACTCGGACACCTCGAACACGTGGTTTGCCGCAACTGCGGCATGCAGTGGTCGCGCAAGGCGGAGCTGCCGCCGGAGGAGCCCTGGGGCGAGCGCATGGTAGAGATGCTGGAGGCCGACAAGGAACAAGACGAGTACGACGACTAGGACCAGGTACACGGGGCCCGGTGCACGCGGCCGGGCCCCCTGGAGGCTGACCGATGACGAAGCAAGAGCTGTACCGAGACATCTGCATTGAGGCCGGCACCATGACCAGCCCGGAGATGACGGCCGAGGCGTGGTATGAGGAGTGTGGTCACAACATCACCCCGGACCTGGATGCCACCCTAGAGCGTGCATCGGCTGGGGATGTCGCCAGCCTGGTGGACGTGCGCATAGCCTGCGGACTGCCCGTACTGGCCTGACCCGCGCCCGAGGGCCCTACGGGGCCCGACGGCCTGGGCCATGCCCGGGAGAAATCGGAGGCTCAAATGGCAACGACGTTACCGGACTATCAGGGATGGACGAATCGGCCGACCTGGGCGGTTGTGCTGCACCTGAACAACGAGCAGGGCTCGCAGGATTGGGCGCGGGAGATCGGCAAACAAGCGCTAAAGACTGCGCTCGAGACGGCCAAGGCGTCAGATCCGCCCGTGGACGTGCAGCGCAGGGCGGCGCGGCTGTGCGGGGAGTCGATCCGCGAAGCACTGGAGGAACAGGCGAGCGAAGTCTGCGCGCAGGATACCGGGCTGACGCTGGACTTGGCAACCTGGGCGCTGGCAATCGTGGACTGGGACGAGATCGGGGCGGCGTTTACGGAGGAATGAACCGATGACCGTTGACGATGCACTTTCGAGAATAGCACGCCTCGCGGCCGAGTCCGCGGCGCGCGGGGACAAGGCCTGGACGTGGCGACACGCGGCGGACGTGGCGGAGTTGATGGGCTGGCGGCTCGTGCTGCGGATGACCGCGGAACAGGCGACGCAGCCGCACTGCTCGGTGATCGTGCAGACCCGAGCCGATGACGGGCTGACGGCGGCCTGGCTGTGCGCGTCCGAACCGTGTCCGGACTGGGAACCAAAACTGTGCAAGTGCGAGGAAGACTGGGAACTCGAATGATCCGCGCCGCAACTCACCCCCTGACCACCCGCCGGCAAGCTCTGGGGCTCACGCAGTCCCAGCTTGCCGAGCGGGTCGGCGTGCATCGGATAACCCTGGTAAGATGGGAAGTCCGGGCACAACATCCGAACCGGAATATGCGAAATCGCTGGGAAGCGGCCTTAGAGGCTCTGGAGGCGACGCAGAAGGCCGGGTCGGCCTCTGACGGCACCCCGGTCCCGGAAAAAGCGTACAGGGCTCTAAACACAGAATTAGGGCACGTCCAGGACACGCCGGGGATGCAGGTCTGGCGGGTTGGTCGGGAACTGCACTCGGGGGCCGTGATCTGGGTGCGGCTCGGGGACTTCGCAGAGACCTACGAGGATGACGCGGTCGTGGCGGCCCGGCTGCTCCAATTCCCGATCAGCCGATATCAGAATGGGGCGGCGGTCCTGATGCTCCCGGTTCGGCTGGCTCGGGAGTTGATCTCCGACCTAGAGCAGCACGGGCTCAAGTCGCTGGTGTTCGATCACCTCGGGCAGCCAGCCCGACTCCCTGAGCCTGAGCCTGAGCCGGAGGACAATCGGACAGGGCGGGAGCTCAGCCCGCGCTTGCAGCGTCGCCTGCGCAGTCGGCATCGGGCTCGGAAAGCTCGGCTCGCAGCATCGCCGGCAACGCCTGCATCTCCGGCGCAGGCAGGGTCGGGGCTAGGTTCCGCAGCAGCCCGGACACGATCGCAGACGGGTCGGGCCCGCCGGCCCCGCCCGAAGACTCGATGATGTCGAGCAGCAGGTTGTCGAGTGCAGTCAACAGCCCCTCGTTCGCACGTCGCATCTGAATCAGCAGACTCACGCCCTTGGCTTGAGCGCGCCTGTCCTTCGAGCGGAGCATGTCATTGATGGCATCGTGAGCGGCGGCAGCCAGCCCGTCGATCTGCTCGCTCCAGTGCTGCAACGAGGACAGGGCGGTCTTCGCGGTCTGGAGCTGGCGGCGGAGGGTCGGGTCACCCGGCATTGTCGGCCCCCTGTTTGTCCAAGTAGGCGATCACGGCCTGATACGCGAACGCGGCCCCGGCCTCCATGTCCGCGGCCGAGGCCAGCAGCTTGAGGATGTGCGGCTCGACGCGCTTGGCTCGGTACTCGGTGACGCGCGTGTGCCACGTCAGGGCGGCATCCTGAAAGGCATCGTAGCGGGCCTGGATCTCGGCCTTCAGACAGCTCAGGGGCACGGGAACGTCAGATATGCTCACGGCTGGTCCTTTCGTTCTTGGGCGTCGAGATACTTCAACAGGGCGGTGTAGGCGTACATGGTGCCGTGGTACATGTCGGCAGCCGCATCGAGCATGGCCAGGATGTAGGGGTCCGCCCCCCAGTTCCGGGAGACCTGCCGGTTCGACCAGTAGAACTCCAGCCCGTGCAGGATGTCGTAGTGCTCGCGGACCTCGCAATGCACCCTCTGCGGGGTGATCGGCGTGGCCTCGTCAATCGCTTTCGCTTCGGCCGCCGCCCGACCTCCCGGCGTATCGGTCGAACAGTTCTCGGTGTTCATGGTCATCCTCCTTGTACGGGTCAGTCAGCAGCATGGCCCGGATCAGCAGGCCTTGGGCCCCGTCGTTGACGTAGATCTTGGTCTGCGAGCCCTCGCACACCTGGTAGTCGTCACGGTACAGCACCCCGGTCAAGGCGTCGAAGGTCGCGCGCAGCAGCTTGTCGAGATCCTTCCGCGGACGCCACGGGGCTCCCTTCTTGATCGCCCCCTTCTTCGTGTAGTGGCTCGGGGGCCTTGGGAAGCGGAACTCCAGGTCCAGCCGGAACCAGTCCGCCAGCGGGGTGGACAGGTCGGCCAGCACGGCGGCAGCAATGTCCGCCCGCCACTGGGCCAGCCCGAGGGCGTTCTGCGGCCGGCAGAAGGCTCTGCCCTTGGGCGAGACCATGGCGCGCATGGAACCCTGCGTGACAGGGATGCCGCGGATGAACCAGGAAGCGGGGAAGGTCATGGTCATGATTTCAGCTTCCTTTCGGCGTACTCCACCAGCCGAAGAGCCCCCTGAGCATCTACCTCGCGAGCTTTCCGTTGTTCCCATGATTGCTCTTCGCAGAATTGCTTCTCTGCGTCAGACAGCCAATCGCCTTGCCGCTGTTTATCTTCGTTGATGGCGACGCCGGGCGCTATCTGGAAGAACCTGCAAACAGCCTTTCTGATTTCCTCAAGCTCGGGCCAGGACAGCCGCTTGGGGAGAAGGCGGAAGAGTTTCCGATCTATATCGTCCCACAACCGTTGCGAAACATCATACGCTTCCCGAAAGGTATTCCATGAGGTCATGTATTCTGGTCCGGTCCGCGGACAGTCGGAGTGTGCCAGGGCCAACGTCCAGGTCCGGGACATGGCGGCATGGAGAGACTCATTGCGCTTAGTCATGGTTTGTCCTCTGGATCAAACTCCCCCCACCAGCCGCAAGCGCGGCCCAGTTCGTTGAACCTTGCCACGGTCTCACGATGCATGCCGCTGCACATGCGACTGCATCGCAAACCCCCTGAAGCCTTCAAATCGGCCAAGGTACACATCTTTGGACGCTCATTCTGGAGGCAGGCAACATGCTCAGGCCCCGCAATCGCGGGGTCGATATCTTTCAACAAAGTCGCTTCCAACTCGGCTATCTGCTGTTCTTCGCCGTTGATCGCGCGGACGCGATAGGCCGAAAGAGCCTTCTTCCGCGCAGCTTTCTCTGCGGCGCGTTTCTTTTGGTTTTCAAGTTTGCGTTCTTCGCGCTGCATTTGTTCTGCGGCTCGCTTTTCCCTCTCCGCATGGGCCTGCTGAGCCGCCAGTTCCGCGGCTTTGAGTTTCGCGGCCGTCTTCGCCGCACGCCGCTCTTTCGCTTGTTTCGAGGTCCTCTCTCTCTTGGCTGCCTCAAGTTCTTTATCTTCAACCATCCGCTGACGCTCTCGCTCGATGAAGGCCAACTGTTCAGGGCTCGGTGGAAGGATGTTTTCCCAAGCCTCGGCCAACAGGGCAGCAGCCGCTACCCCGGCAAGGTTATGCCTCCGCAGTCGTTCCATCGGAGAAGCCAACACCAATATGGGTTCAAGGCCAATGAAAGGAGTGAAGGAGAATAGCGTCTTCAGAAACATGGCGGGCAGCTCCGTCGTATCCCACCCATTAAAAGCGAAAGCTGAGGAAAGAATTTTCGCGATCGCTTGGTCCAGATACGTTTCGTTCAAGCTGAGATTCAACCCGCCGTGCTGAAGAGTGATCTTCCACGCATTCATGTTCCAGCATCCTCGAATCGTTCCTTCAGGTAGATCAGCCGTCGCACGGCCGCAACCCGCACCTTGCCCGGGTCTCCCCCGGTCAGGGCCTTCTCCAGGTCGATGTACGTCGGGGCCTCGGTACACGAGTAGCCGAACCGGTCACGCCGCAGACTCAACGGGCAGCGCCGGCAGTCAGGCGCGTCGGCCCCGCCCCCCAGAGCCAGACAGACGTAGCAGAGATGCACATAGCCGAAGCTGCGCCGCCATTTCTCGATACGTCCCCGCGTCGGGCTCTGCGTGAGCAGCGTGTAGGCCCGCAGGGTGTCGCGGCAGGCCTCGGCCAGAAGAGGGTCAGTCACGCCATACTCCTACGGTATTCCCCTTCGTCCGTCTCCCGCAGGTCATCGCACGTCATCAGAGCGAGCTCTTTCAGGTCCGCGGCGTCTTCGGCGCAGTACCAGCCGCGGGCACGGAGCAGTTCGGCGAGTTCGGATGCTAGATCATCGTCGCAGTTCTGGTCGGTTGACGTCCGGGCCGCATACCAGAGTTCTCGGAGTTCTTGCTGTAGCGTTGGATTGGCGGCCATGGTACTTCCTAGTGGTCAATCCTCACGATGCCCTGCGCCTTGCAACCCTCGCATCGGCACGGTGGCGGCGTGTCCTCATCGTCCGGGGCCCCATGAGTTCTCCCATGCCAACTCCACCGATCCTCGGCGCCCATCAGATGGTACGGTTTTCCGCACAAATCCTTATAGTCACCGCTCATGCGATCCACAAAACTAGCAAAGCTGCACAGAACCTCTTGATCATCGGCGAACGTGTCGAACGTCCAATGGCTGAACCAGCCTCCGCACCACGTCTCCCGCATCGACAACTCAACCGTGATCTGGAGATCCGTTGCGTTCTTAATCGGGTACCTGAATTCAAGCCGCTCATTGTATTTGGCCAGATAGCCCGGCCACCATGTTGTTTTCAGTTCCTCCGCGTAGGCGTGAATGTCGATGTCTGTCCGGAACATCACATACCGCCCGGTTCCGTTTCGTACCCGCCCCGGAGGCAGCCACTCATGGCGTCCGTCGCTCGCATACTTCTCGACAGCCTCGTCCTGAATCCAGCTTGCCGTGACGTAATAGATCGGATACTTGACCTCTACGCACACCTTAGTTTCCAATGCGGCCATTGTACCTCCTATTCCACAGTTCGATGACGGCGCGCATGACGCCCTCGCGCGACAGGCCGAACGCTATGCCGCTCTGACTACCGCAATAATCGCAGACCACCACATACCCGATTCCGCCACAGCCCACGGGGCACTTGCGGATTTCCGGGTTGGATGATCCACAATGCGGGCACGGTTCTAATGCGGGCAGGATCATCGGCTGCCCTCCCGCGCCCGCAGCGCGTCCGACAGGGCCCGCATCCGCTCGGCGAGAATCTGCGTGGTCGGCGGCTCGATATGGTCAGCCACCTGGATCATCCCGGCGGCAATGGCCCGCAGGTCCGCGGGGGTAACGCTGCGATTCGCGCCGTCCCGCCGTACCCAGCGGTCGTTCTCCATGTTCCGTGCCTCGACTTCCATTTCGATAAACAGTCCGTTTCCGATGTTGCCCACTTCCAGCGTGTCCTGCGAGTCCGGCCAGGTGTATTCAAAATAGGCTTCTATTGTAGACATAATTAGTCCTCCGCCACTTCCAGCCGCATCGGCTCACCCTTGCTGCGCGTCACGCGCGTCACGACGTAGCGGTCGGTCTCCGGCCGATCCCGGTTGAGGACGCCGATCAGGCCCTCGACGATGGCCAGCAGGTCGGCGGGACTGGCGACTTGATGGGCGGTCATCCCGAAGTCGTCATCCAGTTCCAGCCCCAGAACGGAGATCATGCCCTCGACAGCAGTACCGTAGTCGTGTACCTCCAGGGTCCCGGTCACGACGTCGCTGACCTTTCCCGCTCTGGTAAACGTGTGGGCAAACAAGATATGAGAATCAGCCATTGTCGGCCTCCTTCCGCCGGTTCCAGGCCCGGACGGCTACGCGTCGGTTGCCCCAGGTGGGGCCGCGAGTCAGGCACGTCCGGCAGAGGATGAAACACGGGGACCAGGACTGCCCGGTCGTGTGATGCACAACCAAGTCCCGGTCACCGCAGAACGGGCACGGTTTCCAGCGGGATCTAGGCATCGGTGGTCTCCTTGCGTTGGTTCCAGAGACGGGCCGCGGCCCGCATTGCGGCATCCCGTTCGACAGTTATTGCACGTCCGCCCCGCGCCCCACAATCGGGACAAGTGGCATACATGCCCCACGTATTACAGAAATAGATGGAGCCCTCAAATCCGCAGTCACGCCCCCCACAGAACGGGCAGGGCTTGAGTTCAGGCATCGTAGATCTCCAGGCACTTGCTCAGGCAGTCGCGAAGGCAGCGGGCGTTATCCATGCTGATGGTCCAGCGCACCTGCGACGGCCACTTGCCACAGTCCAGAGTAACGTATGGGGGACAATAGCGGTCCTCTTCCGCTATGAGCAGCGCAACGATCATCCCTTCCGGCTGGGGATCTCCGATGGGGTCATGCGGCATGGTAGTCCTCCGTATCGTGGACCACCTCGTCGACCGGGGTAATCAATAGGATCATGGCGTCACCTTCGTTTTCTGTTTGAACGCGGCGCACCACTCGCCCGCATCCGGGGCCGTACACTTAATGGCGCGACGAACCCAGTACGGTGCGTTCGTCGTATTCCAGGAACATGACCCTGCATACGGGAGTCCGAACGGGTCGATCCTGGTTTCGGGCGGCATCCACAGTTCGCACAGTTCGCATCGCTGCTCAGGCATCGCACGTCTCCTTAACTGGCGGGGGCCGGAATCGAACCGGCCGGACCGGGATTTAAGCGCTGCTCCCGGCCACCTGTAGCAACCTGTCCCGCCGCATTGCCGGCGCGGGCCTTGAACCCGCAGGCCCCCGGAGGGTGAATCGAGGGGCCGGACCAATTCCCCGGCTACCAGCCAATCGAGCCCGGTTGGAGCGCAGGCCCGATCAAGCGTCAGTTAGGCTGGTATTTGATCGATGAAGAGTCTGAACAACTCCATCAGCCAGCCCAGCATCGGAGCCAGGGCAGTCAGCATTGGCACTCCTTTCTGCGGTATCTACCGCGGCAGTCAGGGCGGTTGCGAATCGGCGGATGCTCTCCAGGCTGGCAACGTGGGCGTTGAGCAGGTACTCGCATTCCGCAGGACAGTGGCCTGGATTGTGAATCCACATATACCAGCCTGCCTCCGGGTGCGGGCGCAGCTCGAAGTCCAGGGGCCCATGCGTGGTTTCCAGGCGGGCGTAGCCGAGTAATGGGGGATGTTCACTCATTTTGGCCCTCTGCGGCCGGTGCCGCGTTAACGTCCATCGGACCGACGAAGCCGCAGTTTACACACTGCCAGCCCAGCACGTCGGGCCGCAGTCGGACGCCGTGGCAATGCGGACAGCAAGCCCTGTAGGCCACAGTGACGGGCCACCATGTGACCTTGGACACACCCTCCGCACGGCACTTACGCACACTGCCACGCATAAGCAGACCCCTCTCCTCCGCGTGCCCCAAAGCGCAGTACAGGGGCCGCTCTGAGGAGACGTAGCAAATTGCCTCGGCCAGTTCCCTGGAGGTCATGCCGGGATGTTTCTGCACAGCATCGACTGCTTCCTGGACATCGGGGGGGACCGGAATCGCGCCTGGCGGATTGACACAGGTGCCATCGCACTGTGCGGTAACAGGGCAGGCGGCTGGAGCCACGTTAGTGGGCTTGTGGAGTGGCCACCACGTAGGGGCTGCCATGTGCAGGATTGTGCACTCGCGCATGTCTCCCCGGGTAACCAGCTCCAGGCTCTCCGCGTGGGCCAGAGTGCTGCGCACAGTTTCGGAGGTAGACCACACATGCGGCATCTTGCAGATCAGTTCGGCAGCGGTGCATCCAGGTGTTCGCGTGACAGCATGGACTACCATGTCCATCCCTCTATGTGCGTTGCTGGGGATCGGCCACCATGTCGGGCAGGGCCTGTGCAGGTGTCGGCAGTCTCGCTCGGCGCCCCTCCTAACTAGCCCCTGGCTCTCGGCGGCGGCCAGTACGTCTCTCGTGGAGTATTTGCCAACAATGTTGCAGTTGCCGCAAACCAATTCGAAGGCGGTGGCGCCGGGGTTGAGAATTACGGCATCTACGGCGGCCTGGATATCCGAGGCGGTGGGCTGGGGGCGGTCAGGCGGTGCGTCCGGCCTGGTTTTCAGGACGATTGACGCCAGCAATTCGGACTGTTCGCCCTTGACGGCTTCCTCCGCGAGCTTTGTGCTCAGTTCGGCCACCTCCCGCCAGGACATGCGGATATGCACCTGGTAGCAGACGTCGTTGATCGTCAGGTGGGCGAACCCACGGTCCCACGGGCCCAGTTCCATGCTGGCGGTCTCAGGCCAGCTCAGCAGACCGCGGGCGAGCTTGATCGGGTAATCCGGACCATTGATGTCACTCATTTCGATTCTCTCCACAACAGGCGTTCGATGCAGTATTCGTCCGTCGGGGCCGCACGTGGACCAACTGCTGATTCCATCCTTTCGCGGCTACTTCCGGGTCTGATTCGTGCGGCCCAGTGGTCCGGCACCGGGGGCACCAGACATAGTGTTCCCCTCCGGGCACGTGCTCAGCCAACGCGACACAGGAGCAGCCGCAGAACGGACATGGCTTCAATTCGGGCTTCATTCGCACACGCTCGACGCCGAGTAATCCTTCAGATCCACGTCATGGTCACAGTCCGTGTCGTAGTCGCCGCATCCGATCCGGTAGGGTACGCCGGGGCCGCTGATGCAGTCGATCAGTTCGGCGTGGGTGTGCAGCCCGGCCCGCAGGATGACGTTGGGCAGCCCGGAAGTGCC